TTGACAGTTATTCTGCTGAACTAAAGAACTTACCTTATAATTGGGGTCAAATGTATCTACCCCATGATGGTCAATCTAAAGACTTTAAACATGGTATATCAGCAGAAGATATAATGAATAGAAATGGTTGGGATGTTCGCATTGTGCCAAGACTAGATGTTGAGTCTGGTATTAAGGTTAGTCGTATGAACTTCCATCGTATATACTTTGATAAATCTACAAGTCGTTTAATCGACTGTTTAAAACATTACAGACGAAGTATTAGCCCATCTACTAACGAACCTGGTTCACCAGTTCACGATGAGTATTCACATGGAGCAGATGCTTTTAGGTATTTGAACGTATCTTTAGACAAAATGACCAATGAAACATGGGGAAGTCAAGAGATACATTATTCTAATTTAGGAATTGTTTAATGGCACAACAAAATTCAATGACCGATGAAGAAATATTGCATCAGATAGTTAATGAGGAAAATATTGCTTACGGTATAAATGACTCACAACTATCAGCAGAACGTGCAGAAGCTATCCAATATTATCTTGGTGAGCCTTTTGGTAACGAAGTCGATGGTCGTTCACAGGTTGTATCTTATGATGTACAAGACACGATTGAATCTGCATTACCACAATTACTAAAGGTATTTGTATCTGGTGATGAAGTTGTAAGGTTTGAGCCAAAGAACCCTGAAGATGTAGCTGCAGCCGACCAAGAAACAGATTACGTTAATCACATTGTAATGGATAAGAACAATGGGTTTGAAATCTTTTATGTATGGATGAAAGATGCTCTGTTATCTAAGAATGGTTATGTAAAAGCGTATTACGAAGAATACGAAGAATACGAGGAAGAAGAATATAGAGGTCTAACCGATGGTCAACTAGACATGTTGGCACAAGATGACAACATTGAAATACTAGAGCATGACGCATATCCTGATCCGTCTGTTGAGCCAATGCCTATCACACCTCAGATGGCAACACCATTAGATGTTAATGTAGAAGATGGCACAATCTCTACTGAACAACAAATGGCTCAAGCATTTATGCAACCTATGTTGCATGACGTTAAGATTAAAGTCAGAGAAATGTCAGGTGAAATCTGCATTAAAAACGTATCGCCTGAAAACATCATGGTATCTGTTGACTGTACAGGTACAGACTTAAATACAGCACGTTTTGTGCAACATCGTGAGCTACAAGACCCAGCAGAAGTCGCAGAACAATTTGACATGGACTTATCAGAAGTCGAAGAAATTATGAACGCAGATAATGATGCGTTTGAATTAGAGGCTAATGCTCGTGATATTTACCAAGAACAATACGACAGAGCTGTAACTGATGGCAAGATATTAGTTCGTGATACATACTTTATGGTCGATGGTGAACGCAAACGCTATGTGATTATTGGCAACCAAATCATCTATCAAGAAGAAACTTGTGACCATGTACCATTTGCTTGTATTACACCTATGATTATGCCACACAGACACATTGGTCGTTCATACACAGATTTAACTCGTGACATTCAGTTAATCAAATCTACATTGATTCGTGGTCAGTTAGATAATATGTATTTGGCTAACAATGGTCGCTATGCGGTGTCTGACCGTGTTAATTTAGATGATATGCTAACCTCTCGACCAGGTGGTATTGTTCGTGTACAAGGTGAGCCAGGTTCTGCTGTATTACCTTTATCTCATGCACCATTCCCTCCAACCTCATTCACGATGGTTGAATACATGGATAGCATGAAAGAGAAACGCACAGGTGTGACTGCATACAACCAAGGGTTAGATAGCAACTCACTTAACAAAACAGCAACAGGTGTGCAACAGATTATGTCTGCAGCACAACAGCGTTTAGAATTAGTCGCTAGAACATTTGCAGAAACAGGTATCAAAGACTTATTCTTACTTGTACATCGCCTAGTTCGTCAGAATGTAACTAAACCTGACATTGTAAGACTACGCAACCAATGGGTTGAGATTGACCCTCGTGAGTGGAAGAATCGTAAAGACTTATCTATCTCTGTTGGTTTAGGTGCAGGTAATAAAGACCAACAAATGTTCCACCTTACAAACATTCTACAAATGCAAAAAGAAGCATTACAAGCTGGTCTTACTGATCCTAGCAAGATATACAATGCGTTGGCTAAACTTACACAGAACGCAGGATTTAAAAACCCAGAAGAATTTTGGAATGACCCTGCTAATCAAACGCAACCACAACAAGCTATGCCAAGTCCACAAGAACAGCTTATCCAAGGACAATTACAAATTGAGCAAACAAAAGCTCAAGCAGATATGCAGTTGGAGGCACAGAAAAATCAAGCTGATATGGAACAAGAGCAATTACGTTCACGCAATGATATACTCATAGAACGTGAGAAGATTGCATCACAGGCTGAGCTAGAAAGATTTAAAGCACAACTAAAAGCCGAAACAGACTTAGCAATCGCTAACATAAAGGCACAGTATGGCGGATAAGATATTAGCAGAAATTAAACGTGGTGATGATGCTAAAAAGATATTAGAGAATAAAGTCTATATCGAAGCATTTGAAACCGTAAAGAACAACATCATTGATGCAATGAATACAAGTCCATTAGGTGATGATAAGACACACAATCGCCTAGTCATTGCTCTACAAACCTTGTCACAGATTGAGAAAGCACTTACTGACGTTATGCAAACAGGTAAGATGGCTAAAATCCAAGTGGAAGATAAAAGGTTTAGAGTATTCGGATAAAGAATTTAGACATTAGTCTATCTGGGTGCTAGTACCTAACTAGCAAATAAAAAGGAAATATTATGAGTGACCAACCAACTATGGAGTCACCACAAAGTCGTTTAGAAGCGATGCTTGGTGACATATCTAACGAACCACCTAGAGTGGACAAAGATCAACCACAAGAGGAACAGGAAGAATTATCTGCCGAACCTGAATTAGAAGGTGAGGATATAGAAGATGAAGAAACCGAAGATGACGAGCCAGATGCCGAGGCTGACGAAGAAGAAGATTCTGATGAGGAACAAACTGCTGAAGTCGTTAAGCTAAAAGTAAATGGTGAGGAAGTCGAGAAACCTCTTGACGAAGTCGTGGCATTAGCCCAACAAGGACTTGACTACACTCAAAAAACACAACAGGTTGCAGAGCAACGGAAAGAATTAGAAGCACTACAAGAACAACTTAATGGTGCAACTAAGCAATTTCAAGAGCAACAGCAACTGAATAGTATGTTAATTGAAGATGTAGCGAAGATCACAGCACTAGACCAACAACTAGCACAGTATCAAAACGTGGACTGGCAAAAGTTGTCTGATAGTGATTTTGTGGAGGCACAAAAACTTTTCTTCCAATATAATCAGCTACAACAAGAACGTAGCGGTGCGGTTTCACAGTTTGAATCCAAACGGCAAGAAGCATTGACTAAACAGCAACAACTGGTTGCAGAACAAGTAAGGAAAGGTAAAGAACAACTAGCTAAGGAAATACCTAATTGGAGTCAGCAGACCACCCAAGAAGTTATCTCTACAGGCAAAGAATATGGCTTTACTGACGCTGAACTAAACTCAATCATTGACCCTAGACACGTTAAGGTGTTGCACGATGCTATGCAATGGAGAAAACTAAAATCTAAGGATTCGGTAACGAAGAAAAAGGTCGCAAGTGCCAAACCTGTTGTGAAGCCAGGTTCAAAAGACCAAAAACAGGTTGCTACTGCAAGTGCTAAAAAGATGCGTGACCAATTACGCAAAACTGGTAGCTCAGAGGTAGCAAGTAAATTAATCGAAAATCTATTATAGAGGTAAATTATTATGGCAGTTTCAGCTACCAATAGTTATACTGGTGCAGGTATTGCTGAGGACTTCGAGAATATTATTTATGATATTTCCCCAGAAGATACACCATTGTTATCAATGGCTAAAAAAACTTCAGCAGGTCAAACCTACCACCAATGGCAAACAGACGCATTAGCAGCAGCCGCAGCTAACCGTCAAGTTGAAGGCGATGACGCATCATATGCGACACTCGCAGCAACAACTGTGTTAGGTAACTACACACAGATTTCACGTAAGACAGTTCAAATTTCTAACACTTTCGATGTTGTACGCAAGTACGGTCGTAAGTCAGAAGTTGCTTATCAGTTAATGAAAGCTGGTAAAGAACTTAAACGTGACATGGAACACGCATTAGTGCGTAACCAAGCATCATCAGCAGGTGGTGCAGGTACAGCTAGATCATCAGCAGGTATGGAGTCTTGGATTGCTGGTAACAGCATCAAAGCTACTGCAGCTTCAACAGCAACTACACCAGGTTTCTCTGGCGGTACAGTTGTAGCTCCTACTGACGGTACAGCAGGTACATTTATCGAAGCTGACTTAAAATCTGCTTTAGAAGCAGCTTGGGTTGATGGTGGTGAGCCAACAACTATTTTAATGTCATCTGCAAACAAAAAACTTTTCTCAGCATTTGCAGGTATTGCAGAGAAACGTCATATGGTAAATGGCACTAACGAAGCTATTATCACCGCAGCAGCAGACGTTTACGTTTCTGACTACGGTAATCACACAGTAAAACTTGATCGCTTTATGCGTGACGAGGCTGTTCTTTGTATTGACCCTGGTTATGTTGGTGTTGCATCACTACGACCAATCACTAAAGAAGAACTAGCAAAAACTGGTGATTCTACCAAGTACATGATGACAGCAGAGTACTGCTTGGTTGTAAACAACCCAGATGCTCATGCTAAAGTACAAGGTGTTGGCGCATAATTAATTATGTGCTATCATTTTTTTATAGGGGATTGCAGCCCTCTATAGAGAACGCAGTTTAGGGAGGGGGGAGTAATCCCCCTTTCTTTTATATTATGCCTATATTATTTGATAAAGACCCAGTAACAGGAGTTACACAATATTACGATTACGATGCTAGTAAAGACGAGCATCTGATTACTTCTGTGCAAGATACCACAGCACTCATCGACCAATTAAAAAAAATTAGGAATGGTGAGGAAGCATGGCAAAAAGGTGTTAAAGAGTCGTGGGTACATTATGCTAGTATCCCTCCAGTTGTAGAAATGGAACTCAAGAAAAAAGGTATCGACCTTTACAATAAACACCAAACAAAAGAATTACTAAAAGAAATTAATATTAATTATCCTTGGCTAAAAACAACAAATAAAAAGCATGGATAAACAAGAACTCCAAAGAGTAGAGTTAGCAATACATGATTTAATCAATCGTGAGCAATACGATACAGCAATACCTCTGATTAACGAGGTATTAGAACATTACCCAAACGATGCAGCAGCTTTAAATTTCCTAGGATATATATGGTTACAAGCTGATAAACCTGCATTTGCATATCAATATTTTAGACGAGCAGTACAAGAATCGCCTGATAACAAAGCGTTATGGACATCGCTTGGTCGAGCTTGTCACGATATGGATATGTTTGAAGAAGCTATTAAATACTTCTTAAAGTCAGCAGAGATTGACCCTAGTTATGCACTAGCCTACAGTAACGCAGGTGCATCATTTGTGCAAATGTCTGAATGGAAAAATGCTGAAGAAGTATGTAAGTTAGCACTAGAGTCTGACCCTAACGATGTACATGCACAATTAAACTTGTGTCATGCTTATCTAGCACAAGCAAAATGGGAAGATGGTTGGAAACAATGGGGTAAATCATTAGGTGGTAAGTATCGTAAAGAATGGCATTACCATGATGAAAGCAGATGGGAAAAACAACCTGATAAAAACATTGTGATTTATGGTGAACAAGGTTTAGGCGATGAAATATTTTATGGTAATTGTATTCCTGATGCTATTGATATTAGCAAACAAGTTTACATTGATTGTGACCCTAAACTCGAAGGACTGTTCAGAAGAAGTTTCCCAAGAGCCGAGGTACACGGCACACGCAAAGAAGAACATCCAGAGTGGATTGCTGATAAACAGTTTGACCACAGATGTGCGATTGGTGGGTTGCCAGAGTTCTTTAGGTTAGATAGTAAGACATTTCCTAGGAAACCTTATTTAGAAGCTGATCCACAACGTAGAATCATGTGGAAAGCATTGTTTGATTCATGGGGTAAAAAAGTTATTGGCTTAACTACGCATGGTGGTGGTCGCAGAACTAATGATAAAGGTCGAGAATTAACTCAAGAAGATTTAGAACCACTATTAAAACAAGACTATAAATTTGTATCATTAGATTACAGGCCGGATAAACGATTAAAAGGTGTTGAATATTTTCCGTTTGCTACACAGTCTGACGATTATGATGATACAGCAGCGTTAATTGCTGAACTTGATATGGTAATCGGTGTCAATACAACAGCACAGCATTGTGCAAGCGCATTAGGTGTTAAAACTATTTGTTTAGTGCCTAAATGGCATCAATGGCGATACGCACAACCTAGTATGCCTTGGTATCGACATATGAGATTAGTCTATCAAGACAATAAAACATGGAAACAAGTCATTGAGCAACTTAATATCTGACGAATACAGAGAAATGCAACGTGAATTGCATGAGAACCCTAATTACGGAGTCGCATCATTACAATTTGCATCTATTGTTGACGATATTATTACTCAATTTAAAATAAACGATTTACTCGACTATGGTGCAGGTAAACTTCGGTTAAAAGAGGCATTAAAAACCGAAGTAAATTACAAAGCATATGAACCTAGCAATCCATTATATGCTGATGAGCCTGAACCATGTGAGTTTGTAACCTGTATAGATGTTTTAGAACATATTGAGCCTGAGTTATTAGACAATGTGCTTGATGATTTAAAAAGAGTAACAGACAAGTATGGTTTTTTTACAATACATACTGGTCCAGCAGTAAAAACACTTCCAGATGGCAGAAATGCACATCTAATACAGCAACCATTTGACTGGTGGCAACCCAAAATCAAAGAAAGATTTGAAATTATAAGACAAGTAACCATGCCCAATGGTTACATGGTATTCGTTAAAAAAGGATAATAAATGGCTTTCACTAATTACACAGCATTTGTGACTGTGGTGAAGAACTATTTAGCCAGAACAGACCTAGATTCTGTTATACCTGACTTTATAGAACTCGCACAAGAACGATTATCTCGTGATCTACGAGTGCAAGAAATGCTAAAAGTGGCAACTGCATCGACAACATCTGGTGATGCTACGATTGCGTTTCCTACTGATTTTTTGCAGTTAAGAGATTTGCATATACAAGGAAATCCTGTTTATCAATTAGAATTTCAAACACCAGACAAGTTTTTTAGAAACCAATTAACACATACTTCAGGTATTCCGAAGTATTTTACACTATTGGCATCCGAGTTTCAGTTCGCACCAACTCCTGATAGTTCACGAACTGTTCAGATGCTCTATTATGCTAAACCAGACTTTATAGACACATCAACTGCCTCTAATATCTATTTAGCATATTTTCCAGATGCTTTACTGTATGCAACTCTAGCAGAAGCTGAACCCTACTTGATGAATGATGAAAGAGTCGCTGTATGGGGAAGTTTATATGACAGAGCGTTAGCAAACATTAAAGCAAATGATAAGGGTGCTACCTTCTCAGGTGCTTCATTAAACGTAACAACAAGATAAGGAAAATTTATTATGTCAGAAATGTCAAGTTATTTAGAAGATGCTTTATTAAAAGCAACGCTTCTTAATACAGCTTTTACAACAGTAGCAACACCGTATATTTCATTACACACAGCAGACCCAACAGATGCTGGTACAGGTGCAGAAGTGTCAGGTGGTTCTTACGCAAGACAATCTGCTTCTTTTGGAACTCCCTCTGTAGTAGGTTCTTCATACAGAGCAGATACTGATGCCGATGTTACATTCCCTACTGCAACTGCATCATGGGGTACTGTAACGCATATTGGGATTTGGAATGCAGCTTCTGGTGGTCAACTTTTGTATCATACTCCATTAGACAGTTCTAAAACTATTGATAGTGGTGATATATTTAAAATCACAACAGGCAATTTAACTGTTGCATTAGCATAAGGATAAGTCATGGCACTTGTCGTAAAAGATAGAGTCAAAGAAACGACTACGACTACTGGGACAGGTACAGTTACCCTTGCAGGTGCGTCTACTGGCTTCCAATCGTTTTCTGTAATCGGTGATGGAAATACAACTTTCTACACACTCGTATCAGGTAATGATTGGGAAGT